TGCTGCCGTCCCGGAATCGAACAAACGTTCGAAAGTACGAATGAGGGACGGCAGCTTCCGGTTCCTTCCTCCCTCATACATCCTATGTTGTCCAACCGGATGTTCTCTCCGGGGAAGGAACCTTCAGCCGCCGTCCTTTCCAGGACCGGCGGGAGAACCAGAACCAGAAGTGTTCTCCTTCAGAACCGAACCCAGGCACTTTACCTACCCTCTAAAGAAAAAGGGTATAGTTGGCCTAGGGTTCTAGGTTCTACTCTGTTGCCTCCGACGAGGAACCGTTGCAAGCGCCGGGCCCGTGTAGCGACGCGTACGGTTACTGGCTCGCCCGTAGCCTTAAAGGCCGTTCCCCTAGACTCGGGGTTCGAGGCTTGTTCCGCTAGATATGGCGGTTCATCAACCTTTTTCGTCGTCGCAGCGGCCCTTCGGACCACTGCCACTACCAAGAGGTCGTCGCAGCGGCCCCTCGGACCACTGCTGCTTCGTAGACCTAGTCGCAGCGGCAGGACTCGAACCTGCGCCTCGGGGTTATGAGCCCCGCATGGTGCCCCTCCACCACGCTGCCAAGTGGGCGAAGCCTCCGACCACTGGCCTAATCGGCGGCTCGCCCTGAGGCGGCTATGAAACTGCCTCTACTCATATAGAAAGTTTTTCAACCAAAAACTCAGGTTCGGTTCTTTAAACTTCCGGGCCCTTTGGCACCGGTCCCGGCCCTGGGCGTGACTTGGCCGTCTTGCAGAGCGTTCTTCCGGCGGCAGCCCGGCGTTTTACAGAGCGTTTTCGAAGCTCCATTTTTGTCCTTTTAGGCCAAAAATGCGATTCACTGCAGAACAGGAAACGCTATCAGTTTTGCCTGCATAATAACCTTTTTCTGCTGCCCCGGCAACATCTCGGATTGTTTTTAGACCTACTAAGGTCGAGAGGGGGAAGAGGAGGGCGCCCCGGCATGTGAAGTTCGGTCCCGGTGGGTGATTTCGGCCGGTCGTCGTGCTCGGCGCGCTCCGGGGTCGAGCGGGCACGAAAGAAGCCCCCGGCCCAGTGGGCCGGGGGCTCCTGAGGGGGACCGGACTACTTGGTAGCGGGCTTGCTGCCGATACGGACAAGGCTGATGGTCGCCTGGTACCGCTCGCCCGGGTTGCCCGTCTCAACCTTGCCGGTCCCGAAGTACCCGACGGACCCCGTCTTGAACGTCCGCGGGTTCAGGACCATCGTGGTCGCGACAAGCGCGCCCTCCACCTGAATCTCGACGGTAGTGGCCATGGGCCCTCCCTTCTGTCGTGCGGTCCCCCCACTGGGACCGCGACTGCACTGGGGACCGTACACCCTGCGCCCTCGCCCACACAGCGTCCGAAAGACCTAAAGTTGCCTAGTGCCTTGGTCTTAGGTCTTTCGGCCGGTACCGTGGTTCCGGTGTACCAGCTCCCCACTTGCCGGTAGCCTGTACCGGCGCTCGGTACCCACGAAGTGATTGGGTTTACTGCAGATGGTGAAACGCTGCAGTGGGTACCGAGCAGTATGAACACTCTACCGTCACCTCCCTTCACGCTTGCCGTACAGCACTTCCGCTGTACGACGTGCCATGGTTAAACGCTCCGGGGTACAGTCTTTCACGGAACAAGGCTCCCCAGGAGCGTGAACCCACGTCTCACGCCGGACTTTGTGCCAAACGGCAACTACCGTTGGCCCGACCGTTTCGTACTTAGTCACTTTGCTGCCCTCCCCCACTCCTCCACAAACACGCTCACGGTAGCGTCGTACTCGCCAACGTCCATGCTCCACAACTCCACTGCGCAACTGCACGACAGGGTATCCGCTAGCAGCCTAGCGGCGACACCGTTGTGACCGTCATAGCAGATGTTACCGTCTGCCAACACGACGTAGTACATCAGACACCACCCTCGAGCAGGTACCCAACAACTTCGGCCATGGCCCGGCGTTGTGCGTTGTTGTTGAACCACGGGATGTCTGCAGACTTGTACCACTGTTCCTCACAACCGATGTGCGGGGTACCGTTCTCGGCGCTGATGGGGCACGGGCCAAGCCAGTACCACGCTTGCACACCACCGGCACCACCCTGGTAGTGCAGACGGCCCATGCTGTCTGTCCAAACTGGAACGCTGTAGAGGACTTCCGTGGTCATGGTTCATCGTCTCCTGTTCTAGGAACTACCCAAAGAGCATCTCCGCGACCGCAAGCAATGCATCGTATTCTGGGTTGTATTTAGTTGCGCTTGCGGGTTCCGGGTAGTAGGGCATTCCCGGAACAACCCCGCGCCCCTCGGGGGCGCGGTACCATGCGAGCATCCCGCCACGGCCGGGCTCGAAAGCCCCCGCATCCGTGATGGGGATGCTGTAGAGTTCCGCCACTAGCGCCATCTTCGACCTCCCTTCATCCGGGCCCCCGGTAGTGGGGACCACACCGACGCTGCAAGCGTACGCCCCGGGCAGGCCCGGATTCATCCGCCGAAAGTCCCGAACTTCCCGTCTCTTGGTCTTAGGCCCAAAGACCTAGGTCTCGCAGCCTTTAAGGGTTGCGCACTACCCAGTACCATGTACCGGGTACCCGCCCACTAGGCGCGAAGCGCTAGCAGCGCCGGGGAAACTCAACCTGTGAGACGTTACTGCAGATGGTGAAACGCTACTGCAGATGGTGAAACGCTACGCTGTATAAACTAGAGAGACCGCCGAGTAGGCGGCCTCTCTAGGCAGTAGAGCGGAAGGGATGTGCTAGTCCTGGCTGCCCTCCAGCAGTAGGGCCTTAGCCCGCTCTCGGACCATATTAGCGTGGCAGTCCCTTTCGTGGTGCGTGAGACAGTAGCTGCGGTCGAAGTCACACGGCAGCACGTACTCTAGTAGCCAGGTGATAACGTCCTTCACTTCTGCGTCAAGAGCCAACAGGCTACAGCAGTACCTATCCACTTAGTCCTCACCATCCTCTGCCATGGTGGTGCTGACCTTAAACTCTGGCCGGACCACGGCAACCGGTGTCAGGGTGCCGCCGAGCGTGCCCTCGTAGACGATAGCCATTAGGCCGTCCTCTGGTGCAGCATCCTCTACGGATTCCTCTACTTCGTCTTGCACAGCGCTGAGTACCTCATTCAGCCTAGTTTCGAGGTAGCAATCAGCAGCAGTGACGCTACCCTCGCCGTAGTTAACACCGAAGATGACTGGTGCGGTAGCTTCACTAGATGTGTAAGTGCTAGCGTCCTCCAGGTAGAGCACAAGCCAGTCACCGATACGGTTCTTGTTACGTGCCATCGCTTTAAACCTCCTCTCCGAACAGTCTAGGCTGTGCCCGGCCCTTACGAACCAGGAACACCACCTTTACGTTGCGGTTAGCCCGCATAGCCTTAGCCAGCTCCTGCTTCCGGGTTTCGTTGCTATACACCCACTCGGTTTCACCTCCGTAGTACCTGTCATCGGTAGGCAGCAAGCCGATGATGGTAGGCACCTTGCAGGTATGCTCAAGCTGGTACCAGCTGGTGTCGCCGTCGGTAAGCACCACCACCACTTGAGCGCCCTGCTCTATGGCGTACCGGATACCTGCTTGCATGTCGGTGCCACCACCGACGCGGTTAAACAGCAGGTTTACGTCGTTGACGTTCCTGATTACCCGCTGGTTCTCCAGTGCGGTTGACCATGCCACTCCAGTGAACTGTGGCATAGCCAACCGCTGCAGGATGTGGCGCACTTCTGCGTAAGCCATAGACAGCAACTCGAAGTTCATGCTACCGCTTACGTCGGCCACTACCCACAGCTCCGGAATCGGTCTATGGGTGCCCGGCAGCACAACATCGGTAATCTCTAGCTGCCTACGGCTACGCCGCTGGTAGGTAAAGTCCTCGGCTTCATCACTGGCGCGGTACAGCGCATCCCGCACCAGCATGCCGAGGATTTGCTGCCAGTCCACCGAGGACGCGTTTAAGCGTTCCTTGGCTAGCTGGTACAGCCTTTCGGAGACCCCGTAGGGACGATAGCCGCCCTTGTCCGTAGCCTCTACGATGTCCTCCGCTACCTGTCTTAAGGTACGCCCTATACGCTCCTGCCTTTCGCTGTCCCCACTACCACTGGGGCTATCCTGGTTGTCCTGTTCCTGGTCGTCACCTCCCTGGTTGCCCTTGCTGGTAGCCAAGCAGCCACCATGCGGATGTTTGAACTTAGTGCCCTTGCCACCACCCCCTTCCTGCTGTTGCTGGAAGCCCTGGTCACCACCGGCTTCCTGCTCGTCTCCACCGTCTCCGTCATTACCGGCCATGGACTGCTGTTGCAGGAACTGCTTGAGCAGTTCCTGCAAGTATTTCTCCGCAGGCTGGCCATCCTTTAGGTTGAACTGCTCTGGCATCAACGCGCCATCCGGCAGCTTGACGTGGTTGTCGTCTATCGCGCTGCTGCTTACCAGTTCGTTGTTAATCTCTAGGTCCATGGCCATGTTGACGACAAGCCGCTGCTCGTCTGGGAACTGGCTATATGGCAGCCGTTCGAAGTGGCTGCGCAGCACATGGTGGATTTCGTGCAGCAGCACACCAGCCACTTCTGACGGTTCCAGCTTAAACAGCAGTTCTCCGGTATAGAGCTTTAGCTCGTTGTCGATAGCCAGCACCAAGCCTTCCATGTCGGTAGGCTTGATGTCCAGTGCCGACAACAGCCTACGCAGATATGGGAACCGCGTAGACAACCGCCAAGCAGCTAACGACACCTTGTCCTTAGCGGCTTTAGCCTTCTGCTCGTCCATTTAAGCGCTCCCCACTTAGACACTCCTTAGACACTCCCGGTAAGTATGTTGTGGAACTGCATAAGCAGTTCCTTCACCTGAGTAGAGTTCGCCAGATGCCTATTGTTCTTAAGGAACTTGGCGAACTCTTTAGCCGCCATGGCAGCCATCCCTGGCGAGTTGAGGTTACGCGCAACATGCATCAGGATTTGCGCAACCACGTTCACAGTTTCCTGGGACGGGTTCTTAACAACGTAGGCAACGATGTCCTCCAGTACCGTGGACAGCGTCCCGTTAGAGAGCAGCGCAGGCCAGTTGACTTTAGTCCAGTTGTCCCTCTCCAGAACAACTTCCGGCTTGTCCATGGCCGACGTAACGTCGTACCAGGTCATGAACTTGGCTGCCACGCTAGCACCAACCAGGCTGGCCATAGCCTTTTCGGTCAGGTAGTTGTTGTTAGGCCGAAGCCACTCGGTTGCACCGAGTGCCAAACTAGCCAGATACCAGGTCCGCCTACTGGGCCACGGTCCCGACCTAGCGGCTACATCTTCTGGGTAGGCCGTAAGGAACTGGCTATGAGCAATCAGGAAGTCAGCGATACGATTACGCCAACTGGCCTGCAGTTCCGCGATAGCCTGCTCGTCCTCTACAGACAACCTAGGGAGTGGCTCGTGGCTAGGCCACGAGCCAGTTCGCATCCCCTCGACCCACTGGTCCATAGGGACATTAAACTCCAAGTGGGCCATGCGGTTGGCCATAGCGGGAGTGAAGTCGGTACCGCCGTTGGCCTCTGCCTGGTTGATGGCAAGCACGATGCGCACTTGCTTTGGTAGCTGGAAGTTACCAACCTTGCGCTCGTCCACAACCTTCAAGAGCGCGGCTAGCACACTTCTGGGTGCCGTGTTAGCCTCGTCCAGGAACAGGACCGACCACGGATGTGTATTCACGCTAGCGGCCAGGTCGGTAGCCCACTTGCCGGGAAGCAGGACGTAGTGGCCGTTGTCCTTATCCGGCACCGGCACCCCACCGAAGTCTGTGGGGTCGTGTGTAACCGCTACCATGGTATGTAGGTAACCGCCAGTGCTTTCCTCAATCAAGTTAGTAAGGAAAGCGGTCTTGCCCTGCCCCGGAACGCTGTACAAGCAAACCGGAACGTTGGCAACCAGCAACGCCTTGAGGATTTCCAGTTCGCCGTTCACTTTACTTCCTCCTCTGAACAAACGTAGCAGTTTTTCGAGTGTTCTGGGAAGCACGGAACATCGGCATATGCATGGTAGTTAATGAACTTCTCGTTCCATGCAAATGCCTTGCCACAACGCAAGCATTCAGCAAGTAGCGGCTTGCTGCTTCGTAGGTTGTGCCCACAACCTGGGCACGTGTACTTAAACAGCCTACCGCTGTTGATTGACGACACTGGAGTGTTCGGTGCTTTCCGGATGCCCTCAAACGCACTGATGTCCAGATTGACCGTAGCCCACTCCCGGAGTTGCTTGCCCGGCCGGTAGGCCATTACTGCGCTGGAGCCATTCTCTGTCTCCAAGCCAAATAGCCACCGGATTTCTGCAATCCAGAACGTAGGGTTGTGCGCCGACATTTGCGAGACAGCCAGCTCGCAGCTTCTTCCTACAGCCTCTGCCAAGGCTTCCACTGGAGTGGATAGCAGGCTGATATCCACGAAGACCTCGTTAGAGGTTACCACCGGTTCTAGTTTCTCGCTGTCACTAGCCAGTAGCGACAACGCGCTATCCGTTTGACTGGCCCAAACAGCTTCCGTGTACCAGCCACGGCGCCGCTGCCGTGACGGTTTCGGTGCAGCCAGAACCACCACACGCTTGTCGTACTTCCGACTAGCGTAGTGGTGGTCTTGGTTACTGCAGATGGCTTCTATATAAGCATTTGTGGCTCTGGTCAACTCTGCCAGAGCCTTGCTCACAAGCGAGCTATCCACCTACAGGTACCCCCTTTGGTCATCCTCGTTGTTACGGTCCCCGAGGATGAGTTCCTTGAGGTCCCTACCGCTGTTAGACGGCATCGGGACGAACGTAACCTTTAGCCCAGACTGGGCTTCCGCCCAACTGGCTAGGCAGTTGAATGAACAGAAGTCCAGGCCACCGCTGCTGTTCTCCAGGAGCGTCTTGAACTTAGTGTCATTATACAACTGCACTAGTTGAGACTGACTGCTCATGAACAGGTTGACCGTCAGCCATGGACGGCTGACGTTCCCGTGGTCCTCCTCGAAAGCGCAGTTGTTACACCTTAGCGTCTTGACGATGGCCACAACGGCCTCCTCTCTCACTTCTTGAGGCTACCAGGCATACGGTAGCCCCGCTGCTCCCAGATGGCGCAACCACATTTGCTCTCTCGGTGCTCCCCGTTACCGCCGTGGATACGACGTGCCAACCTCAGTTGCGCCTTACGCTGTGCCTTTGCCATAGGTACCTCCCTTCCGCTGCTACTGGCTACCGCCGCTACCCTACTAGGCCCATCACCTCCTTCCCGGTAGCGGCTTGCTCAGGAATCCTGGGACCAGTATAGCCCGGCCGAAAGTCCATTTCCATCGGCCGAAAGTCTCGAACTGCCCCTACTTTGGTCTTAGGGCTCATGGCCTAGGTCTTTCGGCGCCCGGCGCGAAGTTTACATCCAGAAGCCCTAGGTCTTTCGCAGCCGCCGGTGCGGGGTAGGTGAGATACCGAAGCTGCGCCGCAGATGGTGAAACGCTACAGGAGCGGCGTAAGTTGGGCACCGGGGAATCGAACCCCGCTCCAGCTGTTTATAAGACAGCCGCCAGCTACCAGCTAGCCTGTGCCCAGCCACCATTTTAGGCGGAAAGCTCGTCCAGTACTTCAAGAGCCTCGGCGTTCTCGCCAAGGATTCTCGCCAACTCGTCCAGCAGGTCTGGGTTAGCGGCGATTACATCGCGTATACCATCAGCCATGTATGCCAAGCCTTTCTCTTCCATATCCTTGAACCACAACTCAAGTTCCTTGGTTGCCGCCAGCATCTCGGCCTCCGTGTCTCGCTTAGGTCTGGGCACGTCCCTCTCCTTTCTACCTATGAACATCGTCGGTCAGCTCTCGGAGGAAATCGTCCTTCGAGAGGTTGTTCCAGTTCTCGGCGAAGGCTACCAGGAAGTTCTTCTTCGCCTGCTTGAGTCGCTTGTGAATCGCCTGCGGGCTCACGCCAGCCTCCTCAGCGATTTGTTTAAGGGTGTACTTGGCGATGTAGTAGTCCACGAGGATGGCCACATCCTGTTCACGCATGGCAGCCAACACCTTCTCCATCCTTGCTCGCTTCTCAAGCTGAGCCAACGAGAGCCCTGAGGTGTGCCCGTAGGCCATGAGCTTCCGAACTGCTTCCTCGAAGTTGGGCTCTTGGGAGATAAGGAGTTCCTCTACGGTCGTCTCACTGTTGCCGTTCTTGGCCATAGCCTCTATAGAGGCATGCCGTTCCCTACGGTACCCGATTTCGTGGGTACCAAACTTAGTATTCAACGTTACATCACCTCCTGTTATGCCAGTCCAGCGATGTGGAACAGGAACCAGACAGCGAAGCCTCCGAAGCCAGCGAAGAAGAGCCACCGAGGTACGTACTTGCGGATAACGTGGGTGAGCGGTGGGTACTCATCGTCAGACTTCCGTAGGCTCCACCACTCAAGGACGGCGAACACCCCCAAGGACGTAGCAGCCCATACAACCCAGGGCCAAACCTTCCACTTCTTAGCCACTTGCCTTCGCCTCCTTACGGATGTTTTTCTTTGCGTATAGCAAGTAACGCACGCAGTGCGAGATTATCTCTACCCAGTCCTTTGGTGAGTCCTTCACGTTGGAGTACACCTCATCCGTGTACTCCCAGTTTCCATCCAGCCCGAACCAAATCTTAAGGTTGCGTGGCTTGTACCAGAAGTCTGGTCCGTACGCAGCACAGAAGATATCGTGCGGAGCCTTGTAAGTTTTCTCCAGCGCTTCCTCCCTCGGGCACGTACATCGGCTGAAGACGCCTACCAAGCTCTTTGGACTCTCGCCGAAACTAATCAGAACCCTTTCCAAGATAGCGTCCTGCACATCCAGGTCAAGCGCGTTGTAGTTTGGTGGCAAGGCCTGAATGAGCTTAGTGTGGAAGCAGTCATCCGCATGCGGAGCCTGCTCAAGGTCATCAAGTGTATCCCTTACGTTGCAGCTGCACTCGTCTGTTGGCCACTTAACCCGAAAGATTTCACAATCGAACGGGAAGCGCACGCCAGCATAGTAGAGCGCCTCTGCCAGGAACCCGAGGCCTGCCTTAGCCCAGTTACTACGGTAGTGTTCGTACATAATCCTTACTCCTTGGGCAGGCGGTAGCCCTTACGCATGAACTCCCACCGCTCGAACACCCGACCGAGCGTGAACCCAGCAGAGAGTCCAGCGGCGAACGCTAGCATGACTTGCACCAGTGTCATAAAGACGCCTCCTTCTCATCGCCCCTGTGGCGATGTGACGCGATATTACGCCTCCCGCCTAGGGATGTCAACCCTTTTTCGAAGATTTCTTCTTGTCATCCTCCCCGGCCAGGGCAGCCAAGGTTATCTCGTCTCGGAGCCAGAAGCAGAACTTGAAGGCGTCTTCGAGCTTTATGAACTCCCCGCGAACCGTCTCGGTGCTGAGGCCGGAGGCCCGGCGTTCGTACTGGATAACTCGGTATCTGGTGTTGCCCTCCACAGCCCGGACGGAGATATCTGTAAACACGATGACATCTTCGCTACCTGGTTGCTGCTTCTGCTGTGCGGCTGCCCCAACGGTAGCCTTGTACCACTGGGTCCACTGCTGCTGAAGTTGCTTCAGCAGGGCAGGGTCCATAGGTTGATAACCAGGAGAGACACCGTATGGTGTTACGTTGGTAGTCGTTACCGGGGTCTTCGCGCCACCCTGTGCCGTGACTCTGGTGTTGACAGCAGAGGTGACTGCTGGCGTCTTTCTCGTACTACTGCTTCTCTTCGAGGCCATCGTACCACCAGTTCTTGACTCGCTGAGCGAGCTTCGTCTCGCTCATCTTCTCGGAGAACCTTACATTACCTGTTGAATCTACCGCACCAACCACAACCTCCTTGTTGCTGTATTGCCAGACCACCCACACGTCGAACCCTAGCTGGACCAGGCGCTTAAACAGCAAGCGCTGTCCGAGACCCAAACGCTTGTTCGCCTCCTTGAACTCCATGACCAGGATGCGGCCGGTTTTAGCCTGGTCGAGCACGAGGTCTAGGTCGGTGGCCCCGAGATGCCCAGGAAGCACCGGGCTTAGCCAACGGGAATAGTCGCGCAGCCCTAGGTTCGCGTCTTCTACGGCCGTGCCACAAGTTGGGCACGCCAGCAGCGGCGGCTGTGCCATGTTTTTAATCTCCTTCCTCGTCTTCATCGCCGAACAGCTCGGCGAGGATGTTTTCAGCACCGGACTTAGCGGAGGCCCAAGAGCTTCCGAAGTGGACATCGAACACCATCGGAACCGACAACCCATCCCCAGCCACGGTCTCAATCTCGTACTTAAGGTCGGGAAGGCTGGGCGGGTCCTCGGGGTCGTACTCCCACAACAGCTCGTCGTGGACCTGAGCGAGGAGTTTAAGGTTCGGCCAGCGGCGGCTGGTGTAGAGCATGACCCGCCGAACTACGTCGGCGGCGCTGCCCTGAACCACCGCGTTCGCGGCTTGCCGGTCAGGCCGTCCATCGCCGCTCTTCCAGTGCCAGCTAGAGTTTGTGAATCTGCGGTAGCGTCCGTCCAGCGTAGTGACGAACCCTTGGTTTTGGGCACTGAGGATGATATTCTGCCGCCAAGCGAAGTAATGCTTGTATAGCCTACGGAGGTCGTCTAGTAGCTCCTGAGCATACTTGGTTAGCTCCGATACAGTTTTATTCGGCGACGACCCGGCTATGTAGAGCAACCTGGCTATCTTGTCAGCACCTGCGCCGTAACCCATAGCAAGGATGAGGGTCTTGGCCTCGTTCCGCGTAATCTTCAGGCGGTCTGCCGTTTCCTGGTACAGGTCCCGGTTGTTGTTGAAGATATCCAGAAGCACCGGGTCTTGAGAGAAGTGCGCCATCAACCGAGGCTCCAGCTGCGCAAAGTCACCAACTACGAGGTTCCCCTGTATAACCTCACGAATCTTCTGACCCTCCTTGGTTCGGGCCGGGATGTTCTGCAGGTTCGGGTTCGAAGAAGACAGGCGCCCGGTCACCGTACCAGTCTGGTTGAAGTTGGCGTAGATGCGACCGTCCTTGGCTGCCACTCGCTGGAAGACCTCGATGTACGTGTTAAGCAGCTTGTCATAACGCTTCCAAGTCAGGTAGTTTTGAACCCACTTCTCAGTCTCGGGTTTCTCGAACTTGGTGGTGAGCAGGGTATTGCGGTTCACATCCTTCATATACTGAGCAACCTTGTCATCTAAGCCTTGATAGACCCATTGACCACTTAAATACTGCCTCCCTACCTTCGTAACTTCGAAAGTATATGGCCCTATAGTTAAGGTTCTGACCCCACTGCTTTCCCCTGTATTCGTTAACATGTCGAGAGTCATCGCAGCCAACAGGTCTTCGGTCTTTGTGAGCCGGTCAGCTATCCGCACTTCGGGAAGGTATAGGTAAGACTTCACCTGCTGCGGGCTACGCAGATTAAGCATAGGCGCATCCTTGGTTAGCTCGGCAGCCAACGCATCTCGCTCGGCTGTAAACTCCTTGCGCAGCTCCTCGACCGCCTGCAGGTTCACCGGGAGGCCGTTCAACTCCATGTCCAGAAGAGCCTTGGTGAACGGTACCTGCTGGTTCAGGTAATGCTCTACGAGTTCTGGATAGCGGTACGTGAGCGTGTCTACCATGCGCTGATACAGCTCCCTAAGGACCTTAACATCGTCCCGGCAGTACCGGGCCATCTGGTCCCACGGGGCCTCAGACATGGGGACCTGCTTTCCCTCATCGGTTGTGAACATCGGACGGTTGGCTACCTGCTTGACGCGCTTGTCCATATCAACAGCCAGGTAGCGCTTCGCCAGAGCCGCTAGGGACAGTTCGGTGTTTTCATTCAGGAGCCAACCCAGCACCTGCGTGTCATGAAGCTCCGCCCTTACATCCACGCCGCGCTGCCGGAACCAGCGGATGTCGAACTTGGTGTGCGTCACCACGACAGCGTTCGGGTTTAACAGCGTGGCCTCGACGGCGCTCGGCAGGCCAGGAGATACCCGGATTTCTCCGTTGCCGAAGGCATACCCGACGGCCAGGAGTTCATCGTTCTCGCTGACCTCGATGTCAAGGAACAGCGGCTTATCGTCGGAAATCAGCTGCAACCTTCGCCTCCTTTCAATCCGCTGCGAGAGATGGCTGCCAATGTCAACCCGAAACCGGTCCGAATCGGGTTGAAGCCCGCGCACGTCCTTTGAAATCGCCCGAAATCCGAGGCCGAGGGCGCGGCGCGAGGCGGAGATAAGAAAAGGAATACTAATGGCTAATCCAAGCAAGAAGAAGGGGACGGCAGCCGAGAACGAGGTAATCACGGGCCTATACGACGCGGACATGACGTTTAGGCGGACGCTTCCTGGGACCCCCTGGGATGTGGAGCGGAATAGCGACGACGATGGCGCGGATGAATGGTTGTTCGTATTGGCAACTAGGCCCGACTACGGGCGCTGGCTCGTCACCATGAGCCTTGCGGATTTCGCTTGGCTGCTCCGCAACCTTAAGGACGACGCGTTTTACTCGGTCAGCCCGAAGATTGAGGTAAAGCGGTACGCCAGGTTCTCCTTACACCGGATTTGGGAAGAGAAGTTCGCCAAGATTTACAAGAGGTTAGGGGGAAAGTAGAGATGGATGATTTTGAACTGCTCGACTCGGTTGAGTACAAACTCAGCGGTTATGAAGATGCTAGGCAACTAGGCTTCAACGACGGGTATAAGCGCGGATTTGATGACGGAGTTAACGCCGCCAGCAAACTTCTTCCCGCTACGCCCAATAAAACGCTCGTTGATAGCAAGCTTGAGACATTTATTACTGACCTGCTAGCTAACTTAGAAGATGATATAGAGCACGAGATGTCCGCATTTAGGACTCGTATAGCAGAAATCCTTAAGAAGGCTATAGACCAATGGGCTAACTATTAACGGGAGATACGCTCATGGCATCTTTATACCAGCTAAGGGCGTTCGTTGGCAACCCCGATGTTTACGCGGTGCAGCTCGACGACGGCTCGTATCGCCCAGTCCGTGAACCTCTCGACGATATAGTCTTGCTTCGCCACCTTGGTGGTAAAGCAACCATAGGTACCTATGTACTGTGGAACGACCAGGTGCGCTTCATCGTCTGGGACGTGGACGAGCGACCCGAGTATAAGCCGCTGGCTATGGCACAACGAATCGCCGCTGTCGCGCGGAAGCACGGCCTCACGCCATTCATAGAGTTCTCAGGCAAGAAGGGCTACCATGTCTGGGTGTTGCTTGAGGAATGGGTGCCCGCAGGCCAGGCGTTGCTCGCCGGACGCTATATCGCGTCCGAGGCTGAGTTCACTGGAGAGGTCTTCCCCAAGCAGGCGAAGGCACGGGACCTGGGCAATCTGGTTAAACTTCCGTTTGCCCTCCACCGAGTCTCCAAGCGGCGGTCCTACTTCCTAGGGGCTCTACCCTACGAAGTGCCGTTGACTCCGGCCAAGGTCGTGTTCGACTTGGCGCTGCTGATGGTGAAACGCGCCGCCGATGCAGCGCCGCAGGAAGGAGGGACCGGAGCTTTCTTCTGTGTTGATAGTATACAGGAAGACCCACCCAAGCCTGGTGAGCGGAACGTGCTCCTGTTCCACTTCGCCTGCTTCCTTCGGCGCTATGGGTATAACGACGTAGTTGTGAGGGCAGCACTTAATGCACTTGTGCCTGAGGAAGACCTGGATTACGGCGAGATGGACAGGATAATCGAGAACTCTCGGTACTCTGGTCCAACTTGTGACCAGCTACCGGAGAACAGGCGCTGCGCGCCGGAAGACTGTGTCAAGACGAGAGTGAAAGGAGGGCCAAAGGCTGGCTATCTGAGGAACGCCGCCGAAGGTGAGACGGTCACGCTGCGCGTCGCGAAAAGGGTTGAAGGCTCGAACATCTTAGAGCTAGAGCACCCTGACGCCGAGATGGCGAAGGTGGCGCTGAAGGCGCTGGAGGAAGGTGATGGGCATTGAGATTTCGACAACGTTCTACTTCGAGGATTTGGAAACGGAGGAAGATGCAGGTTGGATAGCCCTGCGGCTTGCGGAGATGGTTGAGGAGATGCAGCCGCCGGGGCAACTGATTGAGTGGGAGTACTACGAGGACTAGGAAGGAGAGTGATGCCGCTGATAGGGATTGTTCTGCCGGAGCACAAGGAGAAGGCTTCGGCCATGCCTGGGCGCTACCCCAAGTGGATTACGCTTGAGAAGGCGCTAGAGACTGCCGAGATTGCCAGCCCTAAGTGGTCCTCCTGGACGTATGAGCTTATACGGGCCATGTCCGAGGAGCACCAGGAGCGAGGGTCACGGCTCAGCGTCACGGCACTGGTTGGTGGCTGTATGCGAGGAACGCTGGTAGAGCGGAAGATGGATTACATCGCCGACCTGGATAACTTCTACCCGGCCCTACGTGGGCAGCTGCTTCACCACGTGCTTGAGACGTACAACAGGCCCGGTAGCCTGGCTGAGTGGCGGTTCTATACCGATGTTGATGGGGTGGAGATTTCCGGCAGCCCAGACCTGGTGACGTATGACACCATCTGGGACTACAAGATGACGGAGAACCCGCCGCCCTTCGACTACATGTGGAAGGGCCACAAGCTGCAGCTCCAGTTCAACAGGTACATCTTTAACCATGCCACCAAGTGGGATGCCCCGCCGGGACAGGACCCGCTGAAGATTCCACTGGACCCGCACAACACCAAGATTCGGCATCTGGTTATCGTTTACCTGGGACCTAAGGGGCCCAAGACTCTGGAGTCGGTTCGGTCGGTGGAGGTCAAGACTAGGGGAGGTGGTACACGAAAGGTTAGGGAGCCGGATGTCTGGTCTGATGACCAGGTTCTGGCCGAGATGGTGCCTCGTATAGAGGCTTGGAACGTGGCCTGGGAGTCCTTCCCGGACTGGCCAGAGGGCCTGGAGAACTACCCTGGTTGGGCAGGCCCACCTACGTTCCGCTGTAGTGGTCCGCCGCTGTGCTACTTACCTAACTGTATGGCTCAGCGGTACCCGGATGGGCTCGTTTGGGAGTCCCCTGAGAACTAGGAGGAAGCGATGGCGTACAGCATCTCTGAGACGAGCGCGATGCAGACGGCTGTGAAGGCCGCCAGTGACATCGTGGTTGCCCTGGTCAACACGGCCCAGCTGGAGTCTGAGCACATCAAGGACACAATGGACGAGTACGTCCAGTTCGTTTACACCTCGTTCCTTGCGCCTGCTCTGGAGCGCGACCGCCAGGCCGCGCCGGACACCACCATCACCACCAGCCGCCCTTTCGGCGGTAGGCGTGATGGTGGGCACCAGAAGGAGGCCATCACGCCTGACGACGCCGAGAACACGGTTATCAACTTCGGCGCGTTCAAGGGCCTGACTCTAGGGGCCGTGTCCCGGATGACAGCGAGCGAAGCTCGGGAGTACACCGACGGGAAGTACACCCGTACCGGGCAATCCTACCTTAAGTGGCTCCTGAACGACACCGAGCCTGCTCGCGCCTTCATCCGCGCTCGGGCTAAGGTCGTCCTGGACAACATGCAGCAGGGCTAAGGACGATAAAGGTGCGGGGTCGGGCGAGTGCCCGGCCCCGTGCTGTTAAGGAGGTTATGTGTTTGGGTGGCTCAGTTCGCACGAACAGTGGGATGAGTACAAGCGGGTAGCTACCGACCCAGCACCGAGGGTGGCCTCCGGTTGGGTAGAGCTGGACAAGCTTCTGCACCGCAAGAGTTTCGGGCCTGGTACCTTCGTAATCCTGGCCGGGCGGATGCACACCAGGAAGACAGCAGTGGCTCTGAACCTGGCAGCCAACATGCTAGAGGCTGGTGTTCCGGTTGGCTGGGCTGGCCTCGACGAGGCTCCACACATGTATGTGGCTAAGTTGGCGTCTGTGTTTACACAGATTCCACACACGGAGCTAGACGAGCTGTGGAACACCCCAGACATGGAGAACGTGCGCCAGCTCTATCTCTCCAAGACCAAGTACCTAGCCATGACCAAGGGGCACAGGCCGTCTCTGGACTCTCTCAGCGACTGGCTGGAGATGTGCGATGTGGCTGGTTTCCTACCCAGGGTGGTATTCATAGACTACCTGGCCCTGCTGGAGCGGAACAAGTTCGACGGCAAGGACACAAGCCGCATCCCTCGGCTTGCCGAAGAGTTACAGGTATGGACGAACAAGCATGAGCTTGTGACCATCGTCCTTCACCAGGTTGGTCGTCAGTACGACAGCACGTCCAGGTACCACGGTTCCAGCCCGGTTACGCCGGAACAGCTGATGTACGGCGGTGAGCAGCAGGCCGACATCATCCTCGCCACTTACAGACCAGCTCTGGACCCGATAGGGAACATGACTTGGGAAGAGGCTGAGTCTGAGGGCGTGGACTACGAAGAGTGGCTTAAGCGGTCTGACCGCGTAATCGCCTACCGAGACGACACGATGTTGCAGCTCATAAAGAACCGGCCTGGGGTCCATCTTCATCCTCAGGGTTTGAGGTTGAGGAGCGTGGGCCTCTCTCAGAAGATGGAGGTGGTCACATGATAATCGGCATCACAGGCAAGGCGCGGAACGGCAAGGATTCCGTTGGGCAGGTGCTGGTGCAGGACTATGGTTTCGTCCAGCACTCCTTTGCTGCTGCGCTGAAGTCCCTCCTCAGGGACATCAACCCTATAGTGGATAAGTACGGCAACCATATACAGTCGTACCTCCAGTTCCTGGACGGCAACTGGGAAGCACTGAAGGAGAACCCTGATGCCGGTGGTGAGGTTCGCAGGCTGCTCCAAGAGCTGGGTACCCGTATCCGCGCTCTGAATGACAGCTTCTGGCTTGAGGTCGTCAAGAATCAGGTGCTGGCGGACTTGAGTGTCGGGGATGTGGTAATCACCGATGTTCGGTTCGTCAACGAGGAAGCGGCTATACGTAACTGGGCTAAAAGCCTGGGCACCGAGGCATATATCATCCGTGTGGTGCGGCCAGGTATCACGTTTATGGATGGAACTACGGCGGCTCATGTCTCTGAGACCGAGCTGTTGCACATACAGGACAACATCGTCATCTATAACGACGGCAGCCTAGAAGAGCTGCGGGAGGCGGTTAAGCGTGTCAAGCATGACATCGACTGCTATGCGTACAGTCGGGTATATTGGGCCGCACAGGTCCCCGAGGCTCTGTAGGAGGTAGCGTGAAGAAGATTGCAGTAGACCTGGATGATGTAGTTCTTGACTTCTTCGGGTCTGTCATAGACGCCTTCGAGCGTGAGTACGGCGAGGGCGTCAAGGAGTCTTGGGATGGTGACCCGTGGGGTGACTGGGCACACTGGTTCGCCAACCACCCTAAGTTCGAGGAGAGTGGATACAGCAGCTGGTGGGACTGGCTCAGGGAGCGCGACTGGCTGTGGGCCACGTTCCCGGCGGTGCCGGGGGCTATCGGCGGCATAAAGCAGCTCCGGAACGCGGGCTACTACGTCGAGTGCGTCACAGCCAAGCCCCAGTGGGCTGAGTTCGCGGTATGGAAGTGGCTCGGGCGCTGGCGCCCGCCATTCAACCAGGTGACCATCGTCGCTCCTGGTGCCAGCAAGCTAGAGGCTACGGATGCTTCGCTCATCGTGGACGACCGCCTGGAGACCTGCAAGGAGTGGGTAGAGGCTGGCCGCAGGTCTATCTGGTTCGTCCCTTGGGTCCAGGAGTTCCTGTCTACCTCAGAAGCGACAGCCGTGCTTGGGCAATGCCCAGACGAGGCGGCGTATTGTTGGGACGACGTGCTGGATATCGTGAGAGAGGTGATTTAGTTGGCTAAGAAGAAGCGCCCCTACACCCGCAGGCAGCTGGCACGTATACGCGCTGAGCAGCGTAGGCAGTACTTCGAAGAGCGCAGGGCGCGCAGAGAGGATGAGGCGTTGTGGAAGCAGCGCCTCGCTATGTTGACGGAGGGTAGGAATGACTGAAGAGCGTATCGTCAGTAGGCTGGTGGAGAAGCTTGAGAAGTGGCTGGAGATGCAGCCAGAGTGGGTTCTTCTTCTCATGGCCCCGCGTGGGGTCCGTAGGCGGGCTAGCAGGCTGCTGGCGCAGACCATCACCCGCATCCCGCCGCGTGGTACGCCCTTCGGTTCGGCTAGACCACAGGCGGAACCCGAAGCGAGCCGAACCCACCAGGAGCCGGAGCCTTCGGCTTCGCCTTCGACTGGGGAGCAGCAGGAGCAGAACCTCGCCGGTCTTGTTTAATCTCGTCTACGAGCTGGCGCTGAACCTCGGTCAGCGTAGTTAGACTCTTAGACACAGACTCCAACTGAGAGGCCACCGAGCTAAAGTGGTTCGTGAACTGTTCGACCACATACTCGGTGGTTTCTCTATTGTTCTTCAGTATCTCCCGATTCATGCGGAAGAATCCCCTAGCCAGAGCAACCAGCGCGGCGATAGCCGCCCCACCAAGGCCGAGTTGTACGTAGTCGCTGGTAGGAAACTCCATCTTAACCTAGCTCCCCGAAACTGAAATGCGGCGGGTCGCCGAACACCTTACCCCAGTAGAACCGCTTGCCGTCTTCCCGCACGGACTGCATAGCGGCAGCCTCCGTATCCGTTACCTGGAAGAGGTCAACCGCCCGCCCGGTACGGTGATATCCACGACATGGGTGAGCGGCCTTGTGACCGGTACCAGAGATGTAGCGCTGGTACAGCGTGTTCTGCTGCTCATATGTACGGTAGGACCCGGAATACACCGAAGTGTGGCTCTGTGTAACCTGGATGGTACGGCACTTACGCAGCGCCTTCAGGAAGGCAACCATGACCTTGGCGTGGAGCTTAACGTCGATGACCACATCACGGCCCTTACCCTTGAAGTGGAACCGGCGCACGACCAGACCCGGAGGGTCGTCGGTGCGGCACGAGGGGGAGACCAGGGGCTCCTTATACTTCTTGGACAGGCGAAGCCGGGCGATGGCTGCCGTCAGCTCAGCAGTGCAGGCAAGGCCGGGTCGGATATCGTAGGTTCGCATGATTCCTCCTTAACTAGACGAGCGTGACAAGGGGCTCATCGCCGGTCGGTAGGTCAAGCTTGATGGGCGTGGCGCCGATGGCGTCTGCGGCGTCTACGAACTCCCGCGCCTGCGGGAACCTAACCCCCAACTGACGGTACTGCTGAAGCACCGGCTCGACCTCGTTGTAGAAGAAGTCCAGTTCTGCCTGAACGAAGTTGTCGGGCCGGATACCGATACCAGCAATCATGGAGAACAGCCCACCCATACGGGCCTCAACTCGGGCAGGGTCAGCCTCCATGAAGTTGCGGAACCGGCTGTAGATGGGCCAGGCAGTAAGGACGTTCTCAAGCCTGTCGTCTATGAACAGGTTGCCGTCCTTGTCAGCCTTGGCTATGCCGGTCATCTTGAGCACGTCCCGGATACCGGGAGTGTTCCACACACCAGAGAGCCTAACCAGCTTGCCCTCCAGCGGCTTGCCGGTGAAGACCTGCTGCTTGATGGCGTAAGACTCAAGAAGGTTCCTGACCACCGGAAGCGTGGCAGAGATGTAGTCGTTCAGCCCATTATACAGGTCATTGAATGGCAAGTCAAGTATGGCGTACTTGATGTTGTCTTGGCCCTTACTTCCGATTACCGGCACCCAGTCCGGGATAGGGATGGCCAGGGCCTCCCTAAGGAACTGCGGCTGGGAAGCGCGGGCCTTCTGCTCGTCGAACCCGGCTATGTCGTAGGCAGTCCTCTCCAGCTTACCGGCGACGAGGGTCATCTTCCCAGGCTCGGCTGCCAGAGCACGAATCTGGTACGGGACGTTAGTCCTGAGCCACTTGTAGAATGGCACCAGGTCCCGGATATAGTCCTCAGCCGGAGTAAGGTCGGCGTAGTCGCCGTGGCGCATCATAACGAAGGCCCTAGCGCCGTACGTGTCACCGTTGGTGATAGCCATGCCATGCGCCCAAGCGGCAGTACGGTGGAACTCCTCCACGCTTGCACCGATGTTACGCATGCGGTTGTCGAAGCGCTCGAATCCCCGGCGGAGCTTGGTCTTGTCCTTGGCGGCAGCCGCGGTATAAATCTGCCAAGCCTCGTCCACGGTGTTCGCGGCCTCGGCAACAGAACGTGTGTTCCCTTCGCCCACGCCCAGCCGCGCCAGGTGGTCACGGATATCTCCGTAGGTCAGGGAGCCGACGTTGTCCTCACCGAAGAGAAGCCCCAGCCGGTAGCGCTTGAACTCATCCGGCGTTACCAGCTTCTCGAAAAACTTCTCATTGTTGACCTTGTACGAGAAGGCGTAGTCTGCCACCATCACACCGCCGAGCCAGTTGTTGAACCAGGCCCCGAAGAAGTTACGGGCGTGGAACCCCGGCCAGCGGTAGGTGGCCCAGCGCTTCCACGGGCCAAGGACGAAGCGCCGCCACTCTTGGCGCAGGTGTCCAACCCCGTGCCGGTCAATCATGCTGTGGAACTCCTCGGCGATGTAAGACGGCATGGCGTAAGACTCCAAACCGGGAACACGCAGACGGGTAAGGCCCTGCAGACCGAGAGTGTCCGTAGCTTCAGCGGCCACGTTCTTGCCGCCTCCAGCCAGCGGCACCTCTATGAGCGCTGGCTTAAGCTTAGCCCTGGCCTGCTGCGCCTCGGCCAGTGCCTTATTCAGGGCATTGGTTGCCCGAACTAGCTCAACGCGCGCCCGCTCCAGGCGCTTAGAGATTTCCATGCCTTCCTTGATGGCGGCGTTGTGCTTCTGCGCCGCAGCCGACCGGCTACCAAGGGCCTTCTCAGTGCGGCTACCAGCCAGCTCCAGCGGGTTGCGGTGCTGCCACTTCGGACGGTTCGGGTCCGGAGGCACGACGGGCAAGAAGCGCCCGGTCTCGGGCTCAACCGGCCTCAGGCTCCTGTCCAGGATTTCCTGAACGAAGTTCAGGTCCTCAAGCCGCTTCTGGAGCTGCTCTCGCTCAAGCTGAAGCTCCGTAGGCGAGATAAGCCTACGCCCACCACCCTTCCTGACGAAGCTTCCTGTCTTCGTAAACACAGAGTCGAGTTCCTTGCGGTAGTACAGCTCGCCCCTGTCCATCATATCTTCGATGACCTTACGAACAGCGTCTAGGCGCCTGTTTATGTGCTCAGGGTAGAACTCCCTAAGCGCCTTCTTCGTAGCAGCGGCGCCACCTGGGGTAAATGAGTTCTTTTCAAGGTAGTTCTCTATGATACGGTCGAAGCTCGCTATACGGTCCTTAGATATATCCTCAAGGTCCCTGAAGAACGCGTTCGCTAGCTTAGTGGCTATGCCCCGACCGCGGGCCTCCGGCAGTACGAAAGTATCGCTCTTCACGATTGGCGAGTACGCGATGCGCTTCGTACCAAGTATCTTGCCGCTCTCGTCTACGTAATAATACGTAACTGGTGGTATATTAGGCGCGGTGCCAAGCTGCGCCCATTGCTTGATAGTGCTTGCTCCCGGAATACTATGTGGCTCGCCCAACCGCCATACCCCGTCACCGAGGTCGGTGGCTATGTTGGGGTCGTGCTTCTTGAGCATGAGCTTATGCGGCTCGGGGGCTCCAGGACTCGTAAGCCTATCTATCTGCCGGTCGAACTTGTCCAGCGCAGCCTTAATATGACCAGGAATGTCCGGCCGCCCATCGGATGTCTTCTTGTATATGTCAGCCAACCGCCCAGTTGCCTGGTCCAGCACACGGCTAACCAGCTTCTCCTCTTCGTCGAGCTGGGCAAGCCTACCCTCCAGCTCCGGACGGGCCTTCGTTATCGCCTGCTGGGCCTCAGCCCTGTTGCGCCCCCAGCGTAGGATGGCAGCAACCTCTTCGTCGGGAGGGCCAAGCTTCTGCACGAAACGCCCCTCCACCTCCTCGGTGAGGCGACCCATCTCCTCGGCAACGAAGTTAAACTGCTTCTTCTGCGCCTGCATGTACTTGATGGCGCGCTTGTTGGCCGCAAGAACCTTCTCCACCAGCTCCTTCTCTCGGGTGATGATGTACTTCATCACGCCGGGAGAGATGGTCCATCTATATTCCTGTGTCTTGGGGGCAGCAGAGAACATGAAGGGAGCGAAGCGGGAAAGCGTCATGAGCCGCTGAGACGTGCGCCCGAGGATGCGCGAGCGGATAGCGAGCGCCTGGTCGTGCAGGTACTTGGTATAAGAAACCATGGGGTTGGTGTCCCACACGATATCAGGCAGCATGGAAGGGTCGATGCCGAGCTTATCGGCCAGCATCTCCTTGACCATGTCAGAGGAGGTCTTGAGGTCATAGGGCAGCGTTCGGTTAAGCTCTGCCTGAAGCTGGGGCTCAGCCAGCAGAATCTGCGGCTCATCCTTCGGGATGCGCCCTCGGATGGCCTCGGCGACCTCCTTCTTGAGGACGCGGTGGTAGTAGCCCCGGTGCGGCCTGAGGACCGGGAACTCCTCACTCACCAGCTTCACGTCCGTTGGGTCGAAGATGTAGATGGCCTTGTTGCCGTCCTCCAACGGGCGGATGATGCCAGCTGCGTTGGCCCTGCGGGCGCGAATCTCCTTAGTGAGCGACTCGGCTACCGTCTTCTCCTTGTATTCCTGGCGGAACACATCTACCCCAGTAGCCTCTACCAGGTCCAGCAGGCTCTCTTCCTTAGCCGATGCTGTGGCCTTCGTAACCTTCTTAGCAAGCTCATCAAGGTACTTATCTATCTCTTCGCGAGCGTCGTGTATAGTGCGGTTCGGAGCCACCTCGGTCGGAAGTACTCCGTTCCCCATAGCGTCAAGCTCGACGAAATCCTCTCCACGGATTGCTACAGGAATGTCGTCAGGGTGAATCTTCTTCTCATAGACCTTGATACCGGAGAACTCGTCTATGGTCGCTGCAGCGTCCAGCCGCTGGCCTCCGGTCAGAATCTGCTGCCGGATGTCGGGGTCCTCTATGTGTAGGTAGTAAATCTTGGGAGCGCGCTTCTTACCGGCCTCCTCGACGACCTGAGTAGCCGGATGCGGCATCCCTCGTCCATACTGCCAGTCCTTGACCTGCGAAGGGTGCAGGCCAAGTGCCTCGTCGAAGGCGAACTTAACGTTCCCATGATGGACTCCGTGCTTGCTAGCCTCCTCGCCCGCTATGCGGAGCACGACGCCCATGCGCTTAAGCACGCGGCGTTCCTCGGGCGTGAAGCTCTGCGCGGTCTTCCACATCCGCTGCATCCGGACGAAGAAGTCGTGGGCTTCTGGGTCGTCTACGAACCTGTAAGACGCATGAAGCCCCGAACCTGCAGGCTCAACGCTGTTTATGAGGTCACCCCAACCGGGATTCGTGTCTAGGAGCCACTGTTTGAACTCGTCCCAGTTACCCGGGTCAAGGTCCTCAGGGAACCAGTCGAGGTACTCAGAAATCCTGGCCTTCACCTCCTCGGTCGCCGTTGTCAGTTTCTCGTCGGCGTGTATACCGAACGTCTTGTGGAAGTCATCGTTCAGCGATGCATCCTCCCCGAGGACACGACGGATGGTGTTGTGAACGAAGTCATTACCAGCGCTGTCAGCTTCAAGCCTTGCCTGCCAGGCCATGTAACCGGCCAGGCCGTGGCGGGTCATCGCCGCCCCACGGTCGAATACGGCGGTGATGGCAGAAAGCCGCTCAGCGGTGGAGTAGAACATGCTCCCGAAGTGCATGCCGTTACCGGCTATGCGCCTCCCAAGGTCGGGGAACTGCTTCATGAAGCTGGTCCAGCCCTCGTCCATCCAGTAGCGGAGATGTTCCCAAGTAGCGTTGCCCATCCCTATCTCATGGACCAGGCGCACCATACCCGATTGCCCAGCGAAGAACCGGGACACCATGTCCAGGCCGCCGCCAAGCATGAAGGGGCCAAGGCGGCCATAAAGGGTCGGAGGGCTGATATATCTGAACGACGTAAAGGGAACCCGCACGCGCAGCCGCACGCCGCCAAGGGCGTCGGCGAAGATAGTTGCCTGCCGCCACAGCGGGTCCTTGGGGTTCTTAAAGGCACCATTGCGTATAGCGGTCTCAAGCAGCTCCTTTACATCCTTAGCCGAAACCACTCCCTTCTCGCTCAGGACCAGACCTTTCTGTACGGCGTGGCGTAGGGTGCGCGTCCGAACCAGGTCATAGGTCTTGGACCCAACCTCGAAGAGCGTCTTGTACAGCTCATTCTCCGCAGCCGAAAACGAGGCATTGGTAAGAGCGGCAGCACGCTCGAAAACGTCTATGTTGCCGTACCTGAGAGCTTCGTGACCAACGTCGTGTATCACGCCCTCCCACACTCCGCGCAAATGTGTGACGATTTCCTCATCCGTAGCCTTAGCGAATCGCTCTACGCCGCGCGCGAGCTTAAGTATGCCCTCACTCTCCGTAGCGGCCTTGGCAGCAACTAGACCGGCGCGGGCTTCAGCCTTGACCAGGCCGCCCGTTCCAAGAAAAAGCCAAGTAATCGGGTCGGTAGCTACATCACCGATGAAGCCAAGTATGGCGCGGGCGATTCCGCCGATTCCATCGCCCTTCCAACCCATCTGCTGGAACACAGCATTCCAGTTATGGCGCACCTCACCGGTGAAGGCCCCGACGAAGTTCTTACCAGGACTAAACTCGCCACCATCTACGATGTCGAATACCATGTTGGGGATGATGTAAGCGGTACCGAACAGAAGGTCAAGGGCCTTGCCGATGGGAGAGAATACGCCCTTTATGATGTCGAAGATGCCCTCACCTGACTTACCCTCACGCTCGGCCGCAAGTTGGGCAGCCAGTTCTGGGTTGATAGTAGCTAGCTTAGCCAGAGCCCTGTCGGTCTGCGCTGCTGCCGACTCCGGCGTCCATTGGGAAGGGTCGGGCTCGAACACGCTTTGACCAATCATGGCATTGGCTACAGCAGCCTGAGCTGCGTTGAATAGCGCCTGCTGCTTCTGCGCCCGGTACGCAAGCACGTCAGACGTGTTCTGCTCCAGCTGCGAAGCGAAGAACATGTTCGTCCCGGCGCCGTACAGGTTTACCCCGAACAGTGGGTCCTGCACCGCCGGGCTCAATGGGAGAGATATGGGATTGGGTATGGCAGTATTTGGGAGATTAGCCATGTCCGAACTTTAAACTAGTAGCGGGCAGCAAGCCGCGCGCCTGCGACGGTTTGCGCGGATGGGGGTGTGGGTGTAGGCGCCCCCGTGCCTAGCGCCTGCAGAAGCGCAGCCGCGTCTTCAGGGCTCATGCGGCCCTCCAAGACCGCCCGGGCGATGGACTCCGGGGATGTTCCAGGCGCACCGAACGGCGGGCTAAGTGCAGCAAGCCGTGCCTTGGCCTCCAGCATGTCTCGGATAGCAGCTGCCGCCTTGTCGTCCAGGCCATAAAGCGGGATTATGGTCTGCATGATGGAGTCAACTATCAGCTTCTGCCTGGTCTCAGGCGGATGCCCCTTTCCGTAAAGCTGTCCAGGGGCCGCACCAGCACCAGCAGCATACATAGCGCGGGCAAGAGCCTTGATAAGTGCAGTCTCCTGCTCACTCGTTACGCCATACTGCTGTGCGTACATCTGCACAACCTCAGTAGCGTTAGGCAGCGTACCATCTTCCTTCGGCGTATTGAACAGCTTCTGCAGGGTCGGGAATGCCTCGGCTGCCGAGGTAGCCAGCGCTGAAGCGCCTGTGGTGGTGTTGCCCGTCTGCTCAAGCTTCTTCAGGTAGTCCTGCTTGGCCTTGAAGTTCTCTAGGTCAAGCTTGCTCTGGAGCCGTAGCTGCTCCAGCTGTTGAGCGTGTTGGAGGCGCATCTGCTTAAGGGCCAGCTGCTTCTCGGCTATGAGCCTGGCGTCTTCCCTAGCCCTATAGGAGAGCGCCTGAGCCGTAGCATACTGCGCAGCGGCTTGAGCCTGGGCAGTCCCCTCTTGGAGAGCAGACATGGCCACCTTAGACCCCTTGTCCAAGATAGCCCCAGCCTGCGTCAGGCCCTTCTGAGCCTTGGCGCTCCCGGCAGCAACGCCCTGGACGGCCCGGAAGCTGGTACCGCCAGCGGTTGCCGACCCCAGCCGCGACGCGACCCGCTCCTTCGCCTGTGCCACCTGGCCTTGGGTGATAATCTGGGTCCGCGCCTGGACCCGCTGGAGGCTCTGCAGCTGCTTCTTCTGGGTTGACGTTAGGGCGGCCTGCACCCCGCCCATCGTGGTCTTCAGGTTCCCGTAGATGCCGCCGATAACGTCGGTCGTGTACTTGAACCCAGCCTTGCGGGCCTGGGCAGCCAACTTCCTGGTAGTTATGATGTTGGCCTTAGCCTGCGCAAACAGCTTGTCACTCTTAGCCATCTTTACTCCTTAGTACAGTTCTCGGAGCAGCCGCGCCCGGCGCGCTGCCAAATAGTTCTGAAGAGCGACCTGAGGGATATTCCCCGGCGTAGCCCCGGCTGCGGCTGCGGTGGGAAGGTCGCGCCTGCGCCCCCTGTAGTTCTGCAGTAGCTTGTTAAGAACCCGCTTATACAGGTCACTGTACTTCTGCGTAGCCACATTCAGCAGGTCGGCCTGATACTGCTGCACAGCCAGCTCAGCTTGCTGCGCAGCCTGTTGAGCAGCGAGGCTGCCGAGGCCCAAGTAATAGTCCCCGATAGCCTGCATGCCCTGGAGCTTCGCCTGGGCAACCGCCTGGCCCCGGTCTGCGGCTATGGCCGCCTTATTGGCTGCGAGCTGTGAGAGCACAGAGGCCCTGTTGGCCATATCCACGGAAGAACCAAGGATGCCGCGTTCCAGAGAAACGTTAACGGCCGCTGCGGTGTCCTGCACCGCCTGCTCTCGCGCGGCGAACCGAGCCTGCGTAGCCGTTCCCCTGGCCTGCTGAATCTGTGCCCGCTTGAGAGCCAGGGCAGCAGAGAGGTTCTGCTGGAGCCCAGCGACCTGCTGGGCGTACCCGGCGTAGAACGCCGGACTAAGAAGGGGAGCAACCGGAGTGGGCTGTTGCACCTTCGAGAGGTTGTTGGCGGTCGTATTGCGGATGCGCTTGCCGGTCATGTCAGAAGTGCTGGCCTTCTTCTTCTTGGCACCGGCCAGGCCACTCATGTCTGCCAGCCCAGGAAAGCTAAGTGTAGCCATGTGGTATCTCCTTACGTATGGTATCTAACTCGGCGAGGCTCGCTGTGTAGCGCGAAACCAAGGACCTTGGCCGGGGCGGACGAGGCCGAAAGCTTAAACGAGACAGCGTGTGAATCCGCGAACCATTCCCCCTCTATGTGTACAGGCGAGGTGGCGGTCACAGTCCTTACGGTCGTCTTCACTGCCGTATCGGCCCAGTTCCTGAAAGCCTTCAGCGTGTACGTCAATGCGCCCTGGACCACGAACCATATGCGGCGTATACGCCGCTCGGCCCTGACGGTCCCGAACGGGAACCATGCGGTCTTCATGTGCCAGGCGATATCTGTGCTGCCGTACGTGGCCGCTCCTGTGTCGTCCTTGTCGTTCGCGTTCGGCCTGTCATACTGGAACAGCAAGTCGCGAACGCTCCCGTAAGACGAGGCTGGAGCGAAGAACAGCTTAGGCACACCCTCAATGCGCACTGTGCGAAGCACAGTAGCCGGTATGTCGGTCTTGAAGATAGCCCCAGTCCTGGGCTCATATACCAGCGTCCAGTGTGGGTCTGATGCCGCGGGGTCGGGCAGCGAAATCCATATCCTGTCCTGGTACACAGCCATGGTCGGCTGTGGAGCACCATCAGCGGTCATCTGGTCTATACGGGCCTCTATAGCCCTGGCGAACTTCTCGAAGCCGGGGACGGGCTGAACAGCTGTGCCGTCGGTGACGTAAAGTCCGTCATCGGACAGGAAGTAAACCAGGCCGTCAAGCTCGACCACGCAGCGCTGGCCGACCGCGCCCACGCCCCTGGCGAGCCTGCGGACGGTGAACGTCTCTTCGCTGTTGCCTGAGAGCGTCCATATCGCTCGGCGCTTGAAGACCAAAAGGTACTGGCCGTAGCTCAGCAGGGCCTCTATGACTCCGCCATGCGTGCCGTCGTTGAAATCTATCCACCCACCACCGGGTCCGCTCATGTCGTTACCGGGGGCGAAGTCGGTCGGGTCCCAGCTGAGGTCTGCGATGTCCATGCCCTTGTCCGGCTTAAGTGGAGCCGAGAACAGGAGCCGGGACTTATCGCCGCTGCGGTGGTAGCGCATCCACAGGCGGCTGGCATGCCACACGGCAACAGAGGTCTTAGAGGCTATAGGCACGAAGAACCAATCTGGCGTGGTTTCGTTGTCATCTCCAACGGGGGCAGCCAGCCGGACTTTCTTCCAGTACGTCTGCCAGTTCGAGCCGGTGCCGGGCTGGTCATTGTCCGTACCTGCCGTGTGTGACTTTATGCACTCCCAGGAGATGTAGTAACTGGAGCCGCCGGACCAGGTAGCCTTGCGCGAAACCCGCTCCCCCTTGGAGTAGCGCTGTCCGGATTCCCATTGCTTGAAACGTATGCCTTCTGCAGGGCGGTAGTGCTTCGCTCCGTACTTAACGATTTCCTTGCCTGTAAAGGCATAGTCCCGCGCGTACTCGGTACTGGCTACGGAGTCAGCAAATGTCTTCGTGGTCCAGGTTTTCCAGTTCGGATTAACGCTTGCGTTCGCGTTCCACGTGTCCGTGGCTGGGTCCCAAGAGTACATGGTGTTTCCGTTAGACCCACCGTAGTATATCTCGTCTATGCCCATACCCCAGTGCGGGGCGGTAGGGTTGTTCCAGGTGACCCCAGCCGTGTCTATCCGCTGAGCGGTCTTGGCCTCCAGGTCTACAGCGTAGATGCGCACATTATTCGCATCAGCCACATCTTTGCCCAGCACCACAATCATGTATATGGTGCCATTGGCCCGGAACGGGTGCATACTAACTACCGTGTAGTCTGAGCGGCCACCAGCCAAAGGCCCCAAGAAGCGCCTGAAACCTTTCCTCGTTTCCAGAGCACCGGTGCCCGCTAGGGGCGGCAACAGATTAAGCACGTCCCTGAGTGTAGTCACTTCAGCGTCGCTGAACTCCTGGTCTGGGTTCCAGCCGCCTGAGAAGTCGCTCTGTTCGTATATCGGTGGTATGTTTACAAACATCTAGTACCTTTAGGCTATGTTCGGACCGCCGATGATAGCCCACATACCGGTAGCGTCCTCGGGCTCAAAGACCTCCTCGCCCTGGGCGGAGTCGGGCGAGAAGTACTGCTGGGCCGTCAGCTTCGTATCAGCTGCCCACGTAGCCCGGTCGTGCGAGTAGTTATCAGCCGGTCCCTTTTCTGCCATGACGAGTCCTTAGAAGGCGAGTGCGGTGTTGACACAGATACCAACGTTCCTAGTCGTAGATGACACGCCTATGACGAAATACGTAGTGCTACCAACGGTAATCGTGTCTCCTGGAGCCACTTGCGAGGCCAGGTAGAACAGCTTGAAGTTAGGTAGGTGTCCACGATAGAAACGCGCAGTTGAACCGGTGGATGAGTTACCATGTAGAACAGCGTCGAGGACGTAGATACCGTTCGTAGTGTAAGGGTTTCTAGCTGAACCATATGGCTGCCCTAGATATATACTAAGTGTAGTAGTACCTCCATGTATGTTGAACTGTCCAGTGAATGCACCTTCTTGGGTCGTGGTGATGCCATATTCGTAGGCCAGGCGGCATGTACCTGTGCCCTCTGAAGTCAGCCCAGTACCGCTGGAACCGGCGATGAACAGCGGGAAGTCATTCGCATTGACAGGCGCGAAGAAACCAACGAGCGCCCAGCCATACGAACCTGCCGACGCCACGTCTGTTGCCACCAGGATAAGGTCCTGTGGGCTACCGTTACCGGGACCTACTCCGATGTAATAGTTGAACCCGACGTTTGTGACCACGAACACTGGCACGTAGAAGACACCACTAAGACCGCCCGCGCCAGACGTAGTTGACCCTATGTTTACCCATGTGCTTCCAGTAGCAGAGTAATCGGCAGCTGGGATATAGTTAGTACCAGTTGCCGTGTTCGGGCAATGCTTCCGAATCTGCTTCGTGTCCGTGTTATACTCCCTAGCCGTCCTGAACCGAAGCCGGTTGTTCGTGTCATCTACCTCGATGAATAGGTACCAGTCGTTGTCGGGCGCTCTAAGCACCTTCACGTCGGCAGTGGTTCCAGCCGTGGCGGCGGGGACGGTCTCGACGAACGTCCAGCTCGTTAGTGCCGCCGCGATGGCGGTATAAAGGGCGGTTGCCGGGGTAGCGCTGTTTATAGTACCTGTAGTCCAGCTCATGTCTTACTCCTACGTAGTAGCACTGTACTCGACGGCCCAGGCGACGAGTCGCATGTTAGCGGCGTAAGTATCTGCAGCAGCAGCGCCCAACCGCCCTATCACAAGCCTCCACAGCTGATTAGCAGCCGTTGGCGTGCCGATACCGATAGTGACCTCCTGTACAGCGCTTGTGGCAGCAGGCGTCCTGGTCACGGTGATATCGGTCCCAGTATCGCCCGGCAGCTCAGTACCAGTGAAGGGTAGTTTGTTCACTCGAAGTCTTACGTCCCCGCCGGAGGCATTCTGCATGGTTATATAAAGTACTAGCGTAAGAGCCCCGCCTGCCCAGTCTGACGGTACCATGATGCTCCCATAAGCATAGTTAGCAGCCCCATCGTTGAAGACTAGAACCTCAGTGATGTTGGGCTCCGTACCTATCGTACTTAAAGTAGTAGAGCCTGGTCCTAGGTCGCGGAGGGTGTAGTGGACCCGCTTCGTCATCGTGTGCGCATGGTTACCCGCGGCCGCCTGGTTAGCCCCGGTACCAAGCGTATGATGAAGGGCCGTAGGGGAGGAATCCGTATCTGGGTTGTTATGTGTCCTAGACTGTGCTAGGTTCCCAGTGTGGTCCGAACCCCCAAGGGTGTGAACCCGCGCGTGGTGGTCGTCGGCGCCTATACCCGTGAGCGACGAGTGCGCGTGACCGTGGTTCCCCGGAGCAGCCTGTCCAGACCCCGTACCTAGGGTGTGGTGTAGAGATGTGGGACCTGCATCAGTGTCTGGATTGCCGTGAGTCTCACTCTGGTTCAGCTCAAACCCAAGGGCGGTGTGATGCACTTCTATGTAGACAAGAACTCGCCCAGTTGTAACACCGCCGAGCTGTTGGATGTGTACAGTGAGGTAGTCCTTCTCAAGTGCTGAGGTGATGTCTGGGGCGTAGTTATCCCCGACTAGGTTCCCGGCGGTCACGCGAGGCTTCGGCGAGGTCGGAAAGATGGTTGTACCGTTCTTCCTGACATCTACGATGAACGTACCGGTCGGAGCGACGGGCACCGAAACATACACGTTGTCGATGACGCAGTCCCAGGGTAGGTATATACGGCGGGAGACCTGCCCGGCAGCGATTTGAATCTTGCTGTTCCAAACGATGGTTGCCGAGGTAACGCCTTCGCCACCACCTCCAACCGCAGCGATGGTGATATCCACCTCTTCGTCAGTCGGGTCATCGGCAGCGGTGATGGCGATGCCGGAGCCCTCGACCAGGTTCAGCCTACGGCGAGTACCGACGACCGCACCTGCGTTCTTCCGCACCGCCACGCGGGCGTTGGCGTCGAGCGTGCCAGTCAGCGCGTCCGCCCCGCCGGTCTGGTGGCGGGCCTGGTGGTCCCTGGCGTGATGGTCGTCAGGCCCCACACCGCCGAGAGCGTTGTGGCTCAGCTCAGCCTCATCGACGCTGATGTTGGCCTCGCCCGCCGGGGACTCGGTAACGTCGAGCCCGTGCCCGAAGTCGAGGACCGAGGCCGTGGCAACCTTCTCTACGTCGTCCTCCTCGACGGAGACCGAGCCGCCCCCACCGCCACTAACCGGCGCGGCAACCCACTTCGTCCCGTCCCACGTAAGGACTTCTCCGCTGGCGGGCGTGTCGTCGGCGTCCGTGTCTGGATGCGCCGTAGACAGTATGTTATGTGGATGGCTGTGCGTTCCAGGTGCCGCCTGGTTCGCCCCTGTGCCCAGCGTGTGGTGTATGGCTGTGGGCGAGGAGTCAGTGTCCGCGCTATCGTGCGTCCTGGACTGCGGCAGGTTGCCGGTGTGGTCTGCTCCGCCCAGCGTGTGCTGCTGCGCGTGGTGCTGGTCCGCCGTAACCCCAGAAAGCGAGCCGTGGCTAATCGCGCCGCCGGAATCTGGGGAGCCGTCGTGCGCATGGTCCGCGTCCGGCGTGCCGCTTAAAGTCGTCTCAACCCAGTCTTCAAGCGCTTGGAAGTCGTCGGCCAGGGTATTGTGGGCCTTACCCAAGGCCCTGAGGATGCCCATGAGGTGGTCGAAGTTGGCCTGCACGGCCCTGACCACCGATTGCCATGCTCCGTGTTTGACTCCCTTAAGCTCGGACGGCAGCTCAGTTACGTCGTCTATCTTCTTAGGCATCTACACCATCCGTGTATGTACGAAAGAGGGAAGTTCTTCGATTTGGACCTTCTCTAGCTTCAGCTTCGGGGCGCCAGGAGTAGGTACTGGGGGTGAATGCTTATAGCTAATATGTGCTAGACTTTCGTAGTTACGAGACGTTCCTACTAATTCCCAACTTAGCGTAAGGTTTTGCTGTGGCACATCCGAAGTATTGGATAGTATCTTCTCGGATACACTAAGATATAACTTCTGTCCCCCAAAGTTAGAGATTACTTCTTGCCGAAAAGTAAGTGGGTCATCGCCTGGCTGGGTAAAAACGTCTCCAGTGCCGCTATAGTGGCGCGTACTTTGAAGGTATAAAGTCAGATATTGCTCCGTAGGGCTAAGAATGCCCGCGTAATAAAAGTGTATGTGAGCTTTAGAGCCAGGCGAAGGACCATCTATCGCACTCGCCCGGGACTCAGAGAAAGGATAAGTAAATGCTCTAGCTAGGTTCCTATATGCAAGTGTGATTATGGCGAGGTGTGAAGCCGCAGATGATTCGGTAGAAAACATTTCACTGGTATCGGAACCTATGGTCCGATTAAATACATCTATGTACCAGTTCTCTCCGAAATCTCTATACCATTGATTTGCTTGCGGAAGGTAATTATAGATATAATCATGTTTGTATATAAGTACGAAAACGGTATCTCCTGGCTGTACTCCAGCTGGGTAGTTAACGGTGAACGAAGTAGGGTCATCCTGCACTACCAGGCTATTGGTACCTATAAACTCTATACCCATCCTTGTGCTCCCAATAGTTGTGTATGTACTTGGTAAGGAAGCTCTGTTATTTGAGCCTTCTTTAGCTTCAGCTTTGGGGCTCCAGGTGGGGTAGGAACCTTGCTGTTCACGCGGAGTGAGATGCGGAACATCCTGAAACTGTCCGGGATGTTGTCTGCGCTTGCGACTTGGTCGAAGTCTACGGTCTGCGCAGGCTCACCTAAATCTTCGGACCAGTAGCCGAATATGCTCGGAGCCGAAGAGAACCCAGAGCTAAGTTTAAAACCGTAGGCCAGGCCATGTGTATCAACTTCGTGTGGCCAGTAGCCGTTGCTCACGGTTCCCAGGAATATGGCTAGGTTCACGGACTGGTCGCTGTCTGAGTCATCCGCCGATACCGTGACACTTGCCGGTAGCGTCGGCTCGGCGGCCTCCATCGTATCGCTGGGGTCGGTATGCGGCGTCAAAAACCCATCTGGGTTGTGAAACACCGCATATCCGAACCTGGCAGTACCTCCCGTAGTAATCAAAGATACAGCGGAGCCGGTGCCAAGCCAGTCGTATATCTCTGTCGCCACGTACCACCAATAGACCTTGTAGCCTGCGAACGTTCCCAGCAGCGTCATATCTCCTGTAAAGGGTTCGTGGCTGTAGAATCCGCCCGTCTCAGGGCTCGGTACCAACAGAACGCCGATGCCATAGTCACCCGGTACCGCACCATAGGCACCAAGAATAAGATACTCATGGGATTGGAAGGTTCCCTGACTGGAGAATATCTTGGTAGAAGCTGCCATAGGGTTTTCTTAGCTCCCAAGAGTAGGCGGCGTCACAAGCTGGGTGTAGAAGTCGTCCTCTATGACGGCAGCACCGAACTCGGGCTCGTTCCGGCCCCAGGCGAAGCCGGAGTCCGGTATAAGCTTCCTGTGCAGGCGCTTGGCGTCGTTGACAATCTTCTGGTAGAGCGTGAACTGCTCGTCGGCCTTGGCAGAGGTGCTCAGCTCCTTGAGGAACAGCTGCCCGGTAGCGTAGGCGATGACCGCCATGACGTACTCGTCCGGGCAGTCCAGGACCTGGGCATCTGAACCGGTCAACGTGGCCGGGTCCCTTATGTACTGGTACGAGACCGTAGCGGCTCGGTTCAGTACCGGCACGAAGCGCACCGTAGGAACCACGGTCGCCCCTGTGGCGTCGTAGGCGATGTAATAGTACATCGGCTCACTGGCCGTGTTGAAGAACCTGGTCCTGAGTTGGTAACCCTCGACGGCGCTCACGCGCCTAGGCAGGCGGGGCCTAGAGTCGCCGGTGAATTCCATCATAAGGTTGAAGTGCCGCTCGAAGTTAACCCCAGCCTCAAGGGCCAGGGTAGGTGTGTTGGCAGCCAGGTTAACACCGGTCTTCTCAGCAAGGAGCCAGGTCCACTTCTCCTCCAGAGAAAAGCGAGTTAGGGCCTCGTTCAAGGCCCTAAGTACTTCAGAATCGGTCCAGAAGTCCGGCGCAAGCTCCTGAAGGCGCGCACGAACCTCCGTCTTAGCGGTGGCGTAGTCCATTAAAAGACCTTCTTCTCAACCTCACCGGGCCAATAGGGCTTCTTGTTGCCCTCACGCGGACCGTGGGCGTCCCTCCAAGCCCGCATACCCTTGGTCCCGTCAGGGTCCCCAGGACCCTTGAAATCTTCGTTCGTAGGAAGGAACAGGGCAGCCTGCTCATGCACGTTCGGCTCCCTGGAGGCGCGAACGCCAGAACCGAGGCCCACGCCCTCGGAGCGATAGTCGCGCACCATCGTGGCCTCGCAACAAACCGGCGCCTCACGGGAAGTAATCTCAGCGCGAGCGCCGCAAACCTTACACTTGAAAACGAACACCATCGTCCTTGCAAGGGGGCGGGCGGACTAACCACCCGCCCCCAACTCGTCACTACGAAACGGTCACCGCTGCCGTAGCCGGACGGCTCACGCGCCCAGCTGCGGTGATTCTCCGGACAACAGCAACGTAAGAACCGGCAGGGACATTGGTGAAGGTAGCTGGAGTCGTCGCAGCCACAACCGTAGGCTTAGCTCGATTACCGGTAACGGTATTGACCAACGTAACCAGCGCCTTCTGTGACCCACCCACGGTGAAGCTAACCTCAACCGTGTTGCCGGTAGCGGTAGCCGAGACACCAGTAGGCGCGGCCACATCAGCCGACTCGCTGAGCCGCAGCTCAGCATCAACCGCCGGAGTACTGGTCAGTGAGCTAACCTTAGCGCCTGCCTCGTTGGCGAGCACATAAGGCTCCGAGCGGAACGTATCGCCGTCACGCTCGGTGTTGTCTGCGGCGAGCGGCCCTGAATCGTAGTCCGATGCGACGGAAAGCCGCTTAGAAACCGCCATTACTCTTCCTCCTTAGTCTTAATCTTCTCGTCGATGGCCGTATACTTCTCCACAACCCCAGGGTCGGGGGCCGGGAAGCGCTCAAGGATGCTCTTGCGATTCCCATTCAGCATCTCAGCCACGATATACATCTCCTGTATGGCTGAGGGAAGCGTCGCTATGTGCTGAACAGCCTCGACGACCCGCATGTTCCGGAGCCGATTAACGGCATCTCGGTAGTCGTCCTCTGCGGCTGTTGCAGCCCTCGCGAGTGCCGCAGCAAGCGCCTCCTCGAACTGGTAGTCCCTACCCGATGGCGGGGCAGCCTTCGCGCCCTCAACCGGGATGTAGTCCATGACCAACCCCTGCTGAACCCGAGCGCGGAGCGCCTGCCGGAACGCCTTCTCGGTAGGGGTCAGCTCCTCCCCCTCCGGGATGTAGTCTCGTATGACAGCCATATGTTCCTCCTTGGGGTGGTAGGGGGCTGCTCGCTAACCAGCCCCCTACCTACCTACCTACTCACCGGCCTTAGCTCGCCGAGACGTTGGTAGCAACCCCGTGCGCCCGACGCACGTCGGTGATGAGGTTGCCCATGCTCACGACGAGCGCGGTCTTGGCGTCCTGGTTCACCGGCTGCCGGAAGGGCAGCAGCTTCATCCAGCGGTTGTCCTTCTGGACGAACTCCAGGTGGCGCGAGTTGAGGAAGTACCAGTGCCCAGCGGGCACGTTGTCCTCGAACATCAGCTCAGCGCCCTTGTGAGCGATGACCTCGAACCCAAGGTCCGCCAGCTTAAGGTCCTGGAACCGGATGTTCGGCACAGCCAGGGCCTCGTAAGCCTCGAACAGGGCCTGGGTCGTGAACTCGATGTCCGGCTTCGACTTGGCGATGCGGAGAGAGTTCAGGATGCTGTTCAGGGCCTTAACCCCAGCGGTGGTGCCGAGGGAGATGGCCGAAGTGACCACCTTGGACTGCCACCAGGTCTCCGTGGCGGAGTCGATGCCGCCAAGCACGCCGGTGTTGCCGACGATAGCCTGGATGCCAAGGAAGTCCTTACCCCCGTTACCGGTACCGTCGCCCCAGAGCATGGCGTTCAGGTCCTGCTCCATGGACAGGCGCAGCTGCTCCATCTTCGCCTCAAGGATGGCGATGATTCGAGCAGAGCCCTCGTTAAGGGCCTCGGTACGCCCATCGATGGTGACCGACCCAGCCAGCTGCTTCCAGGAGTACTCAGCGTACCCGAAGCCGTCCTGGGGAGTCACGTCGATGAGGTCGTAACCCTGGTACGACCCAACGGTGTCGTTCAGGTCGTACAGGACCGGGCGGCGGATGGTAAGACCGCCATCCTCGGTGACGCGCGACTTGGTGCTCAGGGCAGCCAGAAGCGGCGTCTCCTTGGTGACCTGGTCCGCGAGCGTACTGCGGACCTTCTGGCATTGTGTTAACTAACGGTTTCCCGTTAGAGCGGACTGTCTCTTCACCTCTTCGAGGGCCGCACGTACAGTCTCTGAGTTGCTGTGCTTATCACCGTTGGCCTCAAGTATTGCTAGTACCCTTTCAAAGTCGGCAACTGTATAGTGTCTAGATTTATTACCAGACTTCTTCACCTTTAGTCGAGCTTCACAGAACTCGACCATGCGTTCAGCCTGGAATCTCTTAGTATAGAGATAGGGTAATAGCGCCGTGAGTAGCTTGAGTGCATTCGTTAGATTATTCACATAGATGCACCATACTTGCTTGTTCATAGGTACGCCGGTCTCGCTGATTCCGTGATTTACGCCCAGCGTGTCGAGCATTTCCCGGATTCGTGTGATAGTTCCTGTATCGCTGCTATAGACACCGACACGCGGACCAAATGACCAGCGACCCCTTTCGTTCTGTTTGCTTAACGAGATTGTCCCGTCAGCATCCCAGAACCCAGCAAGCCAAGCTAGTTCGGTGTTTGTTAGCAACTGCTGATTGCCCATTGTAACATCCTTTCTCCGTTACCTAGTAGTGGAAAGGCTTTAGGGTGTTCCAGCATCAGTGCGGTTTATCGGGTCTTATTTAACGCCTAGACCCCACCACGTCCCAGAAAACTAAAACGTGGTTGCGAACAGCTCATCGAGCTGCACAGCAGGCGTAGCCATTTATCTGTCTCCTGTAACCTCGTATCTACGAGAGACCGAGCTTAGACAGGATGTCCTTGGCTACCTTCCGAGTGGCGTCCCGCACCTCGCCGCCGAGAGGGATGTCTTCCTCTGCGGTCTGCTCGGCGCTGGGGCGAGCCATGACAGGCTTCTGAGGCTTGGGCTTGTCCGCAGCCTTCTTCGTCTTAGCCTCGTCAACCGCCTTGGTGAGGATGGTCCTAGCCGGTCCCATGATACGCCAGTAGGCGTCAAGCGGGCTGGCTATGCCTTCCTCCGCCGCGAACTCCATCACCATGTCGTGGGTGATTTCCTTCGGCAGCGACCCGAACTCCTTCTCCAGTGCGGAGAGGGTCGAGCGCCAGGTACGGTCTATCTCTGCCAACTCCTGCATCTCTATAAGAGCTGCGATGGACCGCTCTTGCTCCAGCTGTCGCCGGAACAGGGGAACGGCAATCTTGGCAGTCTGCTCGTCCCAAGGGTTACTCTCGGGGTCGAGACCAAGGAGCTTAAGGATTTCCTCGTCGGAAAGCTCCTCCTCCGCGGCCTCGCCAAGGGCTTCCTCTTGCTCGGTCGTCAGCTCCGAAGTGGACTTCTCTCGTAGAAGCCGACCGATGTAATCGTCTCGCTTCCTCAGTTCCTCCATGATGGAGGCCCTGAGTTCGGGCTCCAGGCCAGACAGGTCTAGGCCGAAATACTCGGTAGGAGTGTCATCTGTACCCTCATCTGGGGCCTCGGACCCAACCTCCTCACCGTCGTCGGCGTGTCCCTGCGGCTCACCCTCCGCCTCAGCGTCCGGCGGGGCAGCGGTTTCCTCCTCCGTGGCCTCGGTAACCTCTGTACCCTCGGTCTCGGTACCCGCAACAGCTTCCGCGATAGCATCGCGCAAAGAACCCATCATCCCTCCTGAATCGTGGGAACTGTACCCTTATCGCATGGCCTCGGTCCCACTTCTCGGACTTGTGTGCAGCTACCGGGATTACGGCGTCCCCATCCCTAGTTCCCACTTCCCAGTAGCTGCGAAAGCCTCCAACCCGCGCGGGATGGACGCCTGCTAATGCCCACAGGTTGGAGGCGCTCCCTACTTATATGTATCTTTATCAACCAAAAACCCAAAATCGCCCAGAAACCCCTCTGAAACGATAGGGTAATAGGATGGGCTTAGCTGCCGTCCTAAATCGCTCTCCGTGGCTCTCAGAGCCCGGAATGGCCCTTCTAGGAGCTTGGAACGGTGCCACGGTTCTCCGACACCAACTTCGCAGCCTCAGGCGTGAGCGGGGCTCCCTGTGAGGCCGCCGCAGCGGCGGCTATATCAGGCGGGAGCCCAGCCATCTGCAGCTGTTCCACCCCTTCCGCGGCGGCGCGACTGGCAGCCATGAGGCCGATGGCCTCCTGCTGCTTAGCCTGCTGCTCCTCCTGCGAGTTCAGCAGCTCGTTGATGTCGTACTCGCTGAAGCCGTACTTCCGCATCCACCAAGTAAGGAGCGAAGTCGGGTCGATGATGACCGTGCCGTCCGGCTGGGGAGAGGCGTAGGGGCCGAGCACGTTCAGGGCCACGGTAGCCTCGGTACGGATACTTTCCTTGGTCGGCGCCTCCCTGGGCTCCAGGGACACCGACACTAGGAACTCGCCAGCTATGTCGTCGGCGGTGAACTCCCACGGGACGTTCCCCAGGTTGGGGTCAACCAACCGCACTATGCGCGTCTGGTCGTAGAACTGCATCATGAGCGCAAGCATGCGCCGGGCGATGTCAACGTGGAAGCGCTCAAGCGTGTTCCGCTTCTCCGACTGCCTGGCCGCCGAGGCGGCAACCACCTCAGCCGTCTCCGTGGCGGTACGGCGGCGGTCCGGGAATAGCCCGCGCATAAGCTCGTTCACGCCCGTAGCCTCGCGTATCTCGTCGTCAATCTTGTTCTCCATGTCGAACGCCTTCTCAGGGAGAGGCGGCGGGATGAGGGGCTGGATGACCCTCGGGTCAACATCCCTGGAGATGGAGACGTAGGCGCCCACCTCTGCGTTCGAGAGTGCCTCCTTGCCCTCGTCGGTCAGGGCGTCCTCCGGCCCTATGAGCTTGGGCACGATTCGCTCGATGTAGGTAGCCGCAGCCGACCGGTACAGGTCCTTCTCCCGGAGGGAGCGGAGCATCACGTCCATCTCCGAGATGCCGCGCACCCGCCTGGTAGACTTCCTGAGGACGATAGGCACGAACGGGCTCCGGTCCTGCAGTTCCGGCATCATGGCGAACGGGTTCACGCCCTCGTAGAGCAGCCAGTTCTGGCCACGGACGAAGATGCAGTAGGTCCCGGCTTCAAGGTCCCACATCTCGACAACCGTCACGCGCTTGTCCTCGTCCGTAGGTCGGTCGCCGACCCAGAGGTCCTTGTCTATAGCCGCGTCGGCCTGCAGTCGCTCCAGCCGGTCGAGACCGCCCCGTGTGCGCTTGACGTACTCGCGCCACTGGGGGTTGTTCTTGACCTCCTCCACGGTCATGGGGGTGAGCTGGGCAATCCAGCGCACATCCTTGAACCTTCGGGCGGTGGGGTCGAAACGAACCCGGTCCCAGGGCACGTAGTCAACGACGATACGGTCGCGGATAGGCACCTCGACCTTCTTCGTGGTCGGGACCAGCTGCGCTATCTGCTCCGCGCTCGGAGTTTCAACACCGGAAGCCTCAGCCTCTGCAAGTAGTTGGTCTATGTCTGCGGCTATCTCGTCCTCGTCCCTGTCAACCTCCACCTCGTCGGCCAGGTACTCGTACCCGACCTTAACCCAACCGATACCGGCGATGAGTGCGTCCTTGATGGCGTCGTCACGGTCCTCGTCAACACGGTTAACGCGCCACTCGTAGTTCAGGGCCGTCTCGGCGAGGATAGCCTGCTCAGGGGTGGTATCACCTGTGGGCGTACAGCGGAACGAAACATCCACGGCCGTCATGCCGCTGAACAGGGCGTCGATAACGGCCACAGCAGTAGGGGCGTTGACCACAAGCCCCTTGCGGCTAGCCTGTCGTGGCTGCGGAACGTTCTCGTAGCGTTCCCACCACTTCTTGGCCGCAGCCTCCCAGGTCTCGAAGTCCTTGTCGGAGACCGTCAGCCTATGGTTGTAGACCTTGGTCTTCTCTTCGTCGTTCTTGTACTTCCGGTATATGACTGGGGCAGCCACTTAGCTCTCCTTAAATCCTGATGATGCCCGGCTCCCACGCGATTTCCTCCTCGGTTTCGCCGGAGAGGCCCCACGGGTCTGGGTCATCGTCCTTCAACAGCTGCTGTTCTATGAAGCCCCACTGGTTCGGGCTGTACTTCCTGTTCGGCAGAACCGGAGCAGGGCGCGGCCGGAAACCGACCAGACTGGTGATGCCGTACCTCACAGCGTCCATGAAGTGGCTACTCCAGTCGTGAACCGGCTGAGAGCCGGTCCTGAAACCGGAGCTGTCCGTCGGCCAGTGGTACGAGGAGAAGGCCATGATGACCCGCTCCGCGTCCGGGGAGACGAGGACCCGGTCGGCAGCCAGCAGGTTGTTTATGAGCCTGACGCCGTAGTCGATGTGTCGCCTCGGCGCTGGGGACACTTTAAGACCGTGCTGGTACAGGTCCTCGATGATGCTCCTACCGGTGGATAGGCTCCGCTGTTCTCCGGCCGGGTCGCATATGTTCCCAGCCATCTGCTCTGGGGTCAAGTTATACTTACGACTTATGAATCGTTTAAACTCGTATACCCAATCTTGTGACGTTCTGTCTTTAGCCTCTAGTGTGTCCAGTATATAGACGTAAGGCACCATCACGTCCCTGGTAGCGCCTTCCGGGCGCTCGGGCTTCCACTCGACCTGGGCGAAGACCACGACACCGAGGTCGCCCATGCCAAAGTCCCAGAACGAGTACAAGGGCAGGTCGGCCCTATACTTAAGGTCCTTCCGGACGTGCTTGGCCGGGTCCCACTCGAAGTAGACAGAGCCCTCGATGGCCCCCACGAACTCTCCGTAGACCTCCTGGCGCAGGAAGCGCCCCTTGTACGTGGCAACCAGCGAATCTATGTACTCCGGTGGGAGGTTAGCCCGGTTGTCGAACGTAGCGGCGTTGTACCAGGCCGAGTCCTTTATGTGGTGCGGCGAATCTGGGTGGAACTTGCTCCACATCCAGTCATAGCCGTTCGGCGTCGAGGCCACGAAGCCCCTATGGACGTAGCCCTTCTGCCGGAGACGGCCGTAGAGGATGTCCCAGGCTCCGCCGTCCACGTGCCTGCCCTCGTCTATGCCGAACCAACTAAGCTCCAAGCCTCGCATCCAGTTCGGCTGGTCGAGAGACCGGAAGAGGATTTCTGCTGCCCCCAGCCCTTGCTTGCCAACCAAACGTTTGTTCGGTTTCCCGGACTCGTCGAAAGGTATAAGCAGGGCCTTCTTCTCGCTCTTTATGTACTCAAGCAGCAGACCGCTCTTCTCTGCAAGCTCGAAGAACAGCGGCAACACCACATCCTTCAAGACTGGGTAGTTGATGGCCGCGACGCAGCCTCGAGGGCCGTAGAAGCCCTTCCTTGGCTGCTGGGAAAGCAGGAAGCCCTTCGCCAACAGGGCAAAGGTCTTACCTGCGCCAAGGCCCCCGATGAAGGCTGAAGCTCTGTGCTGGTCGAGGACGAAGGCCGTCTGTGCTCCGGGATTAAGCTTTATCTCTGCCATAGGCTAGAAGAGCTTGTCG